CACCGATACGGCTGCAGCCACACCAGCTGACACGACTGATCCGGCCGCCGATTTCCTCACCCTTGCACGGCGGGCGCATAGTCAATCGGAATCGTTTCTCGAAGCGTCCCAGATGAAACGCTGGCGGGATAATTTCAACCGTGCCCAGTCAAAACATCCGGATGGATCGCGGTACCTTACTCCGGCGTACGCCAATCGGGCCAGACATTACCGGGGCAAAACCGAGGCATCGATCAGGAAGAACGAAGCGGCCATGGCCGTTGCAATGTTCTCCAACCACGATGTGGTTTCGATCACGCCGATCAATGGGACATCTGAAATCGTTGCTCCCGCTCTGCACAAGCTGGTCAACCGGCACCTCGATAAATCAATCAAATGGTTCATGATCTCGATCGGCGCCTATCACGAAGCAATGATTGCCGGCGACGTGGTGTCGGAAAATTACTGGAATTACGACAGGGCAGGGGACGGCACGGTGAACACTGATCAAGCGGCCGTCGATCTGTGCCCGCTGGAAAATCTGAAGATCTCCCCGCAGGCGAACTGGCTCGACCCGATTCATTCCTCTCCGTATGTCATCCGCGAGGAACCGATGTTTATCGGCGACATCAAGGAACGGATGTTGGTCGACTGGATCCCCTACGACGATACGAAAATTCAGGCCGCGTGTAAGAAATTCAAACAGAATAACCTAAAATCGGCCCGTCAAGGTCGTGACCAACAAACTGCTGAGGATGCTGTAGTCGCGGCAGTTACGGATTTTGATTTTGTCTACGTCCATAAAAATTTCATTCGGAAGGACGGGGAAGACTGGTTTTTCTACACCATCGGCACCGAACTACTGCTCTCCGATCCGATCCCGGTGACCGAGGCATATCCGCACCTCAAACGCGGACGCCGGCCGTTCACGTGGGGCACGATTACCATCGAACCACATAAAGTCTACCGGCGGTCCTTGGTTGACCGAGTGGCCAGTGCCCAGGATTTGAGCAACGAAATCGGTAACCTCCGGGTGGACAATGTTCGCCAGGTGTTGAACAAGCGGAAATACGTACAGCGGTTCATGGGTGTTGACTACCAGGCCCTGAAATCGTCCGTTCCCGGCGGCATGGTCCTGATGGACGACATCGGCGCCGTAAAACCGGAGGATACCATCGACGTTACCGGATCGTCGTATCAGGAACAGGCGGTCATTAACTCCGATTTTGACGAATTGTCCGGTACGTTTTCGTCATCCAGTGTGGCCACGAATCGCCAGTTGAACGAAACAGTCGGCGGCATGCAGTTGTTGGAAGGCAACGCCAACAGCCTGACCGAATATCAGTTGCGTGTCCTGGTTGAGACGTGGGTCGAACCGACCCTGCGTGATATCGTCGATATGGTGAAGTTTTATGAAGACGATGCGACGATTCAGGAAGTACTCGGCGATCCGGAAATAACGTCCGAATTGCTGCAGGGGCCGGTCGAAGTGCGGACCGATGTCGGATTCGGTTCGACTGACCCGAACGGTAAAGTGCAAAAATTGATGGCCGGCGTTTCAACAGCGATGCAGCTACCCGAGGCGGCCGCTCGGATGAAACAGATGGAAGTTGCCAAGGAAGTATTCGGCATTCTCGGGTTCAACGGTGGCGAGAAATTTTTCATGCCGGAAGATCAGGGACAGCAGGAAGATCCACGGATTGCCGAACTTACCGCAATGGTCCAGCAGCTGCAGCAGGTTATCCAGACGAAACAGATCGAAGGCCAGAACGACCAACAGCTGGAACTGATCCGGGGTAAAAACCGTCTGACCGAAACCGTCGTGAAAACCACAAATGATCGTCAGGTCGCGCTGACTATAGCGGCCCTTGACCGGAATATGAAACTCACTGAGATCGAACGACGCACAGGCGTGGATTCCGGTAAATTGAACCTCGATTACCTGAAAGAAGTCAACCGCCGGATGGACGTTACGAACCAGCAAAACGAATTGAAATTCAAAATACAGACAGGGAAAGAAGGAATATGAACACGCAAGAAACGTTTGAAATAGCTCGATTCGGTGTTGAGGCGGAAAAGTTTATCAATAGCCCCATCGGCCAGTATGTCATTGAGCGGGCCGAGATGGACCGGGAGAAAGCGATCGAGGAATTCAAAAAAATTGATGTGGCCGATGTGGCCGCTGTTCGGCGTATTCAGAATGATATCGATACGCCGGATCGAATAGTTAAATGGCTGACTGACGCTATCCAGAGTGGTTACGCCGCTCACGACGCGCTCCGTCAGCAGGAAGCAGAGCAGTAACGGACCCCTATCCCGCTGCTGTCGGGACGGTTAGCCGAAATACAAACAGCGTATACAGGTGGGTACACAATGGAAGATGACACTATCGTAACAGACGTGATCGAAACCGAGAAACCGTTGTCTCAACGTGAACAAGCTATGCAATCTATCCTCGCCACTCGAAATCCTGATGAGTCGCAGGACGATATCGTACAGCCAGACGACACGCCGAAAGAGGGGGATGAAATTACCCTGAAGATTGACGGAACGGAAGTAAAGGCCCCGAAAGAGAAAGTTATCGAGGCCGGTGTCCGTGCTCTTCAAAAAGAATCCGCCGCCGACAAACGGTTGTATGAGGTATCCGCCAAGGAACAAGCATTAAAGCAGCGCGAGGAAGAACTCGCCCGCATGGAACAGGATCTGTTGACCAAGCGAAATCAGCTGCCGGATGAAACCGGGAAAGAGTTTGCTGACGCTATTTTTACCGATCCGGAAACTGTTGCCAAAACGATTTCTACCATCGCCCGGCAGGTACAGGACGTATCGGCGAAAGTGGAACGAGTCGAACAGACCGAAGTCAAGAAACAGCAATCCACGCTGCAGGTAGTGTTCGATCATTACCTCACCGAATATCAGGACATCGCCGGTGACGAAGATATGCACGAGGCGGCGAACAAACGATTCAAACGGATCGCGGCGCAACGAACGCCGACGACTGCGGATGTCGATCAGATCGCCAAAGATGTGTATCAAAAATTCGGTCGAGTCACCGCTGAACCCCCGCCCGATCCTGCCACGGTGCGGAAACAAGCAAAAGAAAACATGCCGGCACCGGTCAAACGAGCGTCCGCCCGGGTTGCGCCGACGCCGGCTGAACAACCAAAAACACCCTCTCAGATCATCGACCAGATGCGTAGAGGTCGAGGACCGAGGGCTTACTGATAAGGAGTAGTTGAAATGGCTGGTCAAGTGTGGGCAGTTGCCGCTGATGGCGGTTACATGTACTCGGACACCCTGTCCGATATTCTTCGGATGGCATTACAGCCGCTGATGCGTTTTCGTCAGCACAGTTTTGTCGATCCGGCAATTGGTAAAGACTCCGGTGAGCTCCACCACTGGAACCTGTATTCCAAGGCCGGTACCCGTGGTCGGGCTCTCAGTGAGAACGAGGCGATGCCGGAAACCAAGTTCACGGTGGCGCAAGGTACCTTAACTATTACAGAATTCGGAAATTCAATTCCGTTCACCGCCAAACTCGATGATCTGTCGAAACACCCGGTGACAGTTGTAATTCACCAAGTACTGAAAGACGACTGTAACGAGACGATGGAGGTTGCCGCCCATGAACAGTGGGATGACACTCTCCTGACCGTTACCCCGGCGTCAGGTACCAGTGAAACAGCGATCACCGTCGAGGTTGTCGGTACCGCCACCGCTACGAACAACGTCGCCATGGGAAATACCCATGTGAAATTGATCGTCGACGAGATGAAGGAACGAAAGATCCCGGCGTTCGACGGTTCGAACTACGGGTGTATCGGTCGCCCGTCCACCTTCCGGACCGTTAAGGACGACCTGGAAGCGCTCAGTATGTACACTGAACGCGGATACGGTGACATCCTCAACGGTGAGATCGGCCGGTCCTATGACGGGGTGCGTTTCTTCGAACAGACCGCCATTGATTCCGAAGGCTGGAACAACGCGAAATCCGATGCGGCATATTTCTTCGGTGCCGATACTGTGTGCGAAGGTGTGGCCGTGCCGGAAGAAATTCGTGGAAAGATCCCCACCGATTACGGTCGTTCCAAGGGTATCGCCTGGTACAGCCTGAACGGTTTCGGTATCGTTCATAACCAAACCGGTGCTACCCAGAACCGTATTATGAAATGGGCCTCGGCTGCGTAGGCTGACGGTCGATAGGACAACCGGGGACGGGTGAACGTCCGTCCCCTCACCATAAGGAGTAAACGAAATGCCTGGATATGATAACCCGATTCATGCCTGTTACAATTTTCCTGAGATGGATTTCGGCGGATCGTCTGGTGCGACCGTCCATACCATCCCAGGTCCGGCCGGTAAGAAAGGCCGCTTGATCGACATCGCCGTTGGTGTCACCGAGGCAACCGTGTTTGCGACCACTCTCGGGTCCGTTGCAGTTGGTACGTCCGCCGATGCTGACGCCTACGGTCTGTTGAACATCCCGACTGCAGCCGCTGACAATACCGTCGTTAACAAGCTGGACGATACCGACGCGATCATTGCCGCCGACATCCCGGCCGAGACTGCGGTTCATGTCACGCTGACCGAGGGTACTGGAGCGGGACTTACCGGTAAAGGCTACGTCAGCGTATATATCGACTGGTATTAATCGCCGGCCGCAACCGTAAGATCTCACCATTCATGAGAGGTAAAACAACTATGGACACCATGAAAAAAGGGATGACTGAGCAGATGAAAATCGATCAGAAAAAACCCCAGAAAACCGACGAAGCGACTCAACGCCCCCTGCAGCAGGATACGAAAGTATCGGCTGACGGTAAGGGTAAAGTCACTGTAAGGAAGTAACGCCGCCCGTTTCGACGGACGACCCGACAAGGACCGCCGGGGTAACACCCGGCGCCTTTGGAGAACACGACCATGATGGATTATCCGATGCCGGAAAAACCGGAGGTACCGCAAGGTAACTGCCTCAAAGACGGCCTAAGCGAACGTAAACCGCTGTTCGATCAGTGGGGCGATACCCGAGTCTCCCAGACTCCCCGCACCCGTCGTATCGACTCACATAACTCAGGAGTGAAAAACGATGACTGATTTAAACGAAGCTCTGGTCCGTCCGAGTGATGAGCCCGCGAAGAAACCACGTAAATCGTTGACCAAGGGTACCCCTGTTCCTGTGGCCGCGCCGACAGTCGATCTGGCCGCCGAGAACGCTGAACTGAAGGCTCGACTTGACAGGATGGAACAACTCCTCGCAGCACTTGTCCCGGCCGCCGCATCCGCCCCGGTGAAAAAAAACGAGCTCGACCAGAATCGACCATACGCGAAAACCCGAACCATGGGTGGTGGTGTGACCTTCGAGCAAGACGGTCGCACATTCAACGCCCGCGGGCAACTGATGGCATAAACCATGTCAACGTTTCTGCAGCTCTGCGAGAAATTGAGGGAAGAGGTCGGCGTCGCCGGTACCATTTCCACGGTAACCAATCAATCCGGCATGCACCTCCGGCTGATCAATTACATCATCAAGGCCGATAAGAAGATCCAGCGTCGAAAAATCAACTGGAAATTCTTATGGGCCGAATGGTCGCAGGCGTTGACTTCCGGTACCGGCGGTGAGCTCACTGCCCCGGACGGCCTGGGGATGTTTGATCAAACCTCATTCTGGCTCGATGCCGGAACCGCTGACGCCCTGCATCTGCAGTACATTGATTATAAACTCTGGCGCGATTTCTACCGGCACCAATACACCGAAACGGATCAACCGGCATTTGTATCGATCAAACCAGACGGCAAGGTCGCCATTCTTCCGGCTTCGTCGGGGTCGTATACGCTGACCGCTGATTACTGGCGGGCACCGGTCCCGTTGGTCAACAACGGTCAAGTGTCGATGATCCCCGAACATTTCCATGACATTATCGTGGCCCAGGCGAAGATGTATTTTGCCGAGCGGGCTCATGATAATGGACTGTACCAGTCGGCATTGATCGAACATGAAGACACGTACCGGGAAATGAAGGCTCATTGTCTCCCAGGTAATGAGGACGACAACAAATCTCAGGCATCAATATCACACGTGATCGAGATCCTATGAACCTTCCCCGTTTCCAGGAACCGCAGTCTTACACGTTTCAACTCGATGGTGGGTACGATCTGGTATCAGCTCATCATATGAAGAAACCCGGGGCGTTGATCGCCGGATCAAACGTGGAGATGGTTTCCGGCCGGCAGGGGTATGGACGGCCGGGCGGTTTCGAACGTTGCTGCGATGATACGTTACCGTCGGAAACGATCGTTCGGTTTTTCGAAATCAAGGCGCCGGCCGGTGGGGCAATTGCTGTCGATGACCTGTTCACTACTGCCGGTTCTCGGTCGTTTCGGTCGCTTGACGCCCTGGCAGTACCCGAAATCGGCGACATTATCGCCGTTGCTACCCACAGTACCGGTTTTGCCGTTGACCAGGTGTGCACTTGTGGTGCTGTGAGTTTCACCATTGCCGCTTTGATCACTGACACCTCGTCGTACACCTCAGCACAGTTGCGGGCATATACCCGGCAGGCAATCGAGCAGACTCGTGATAACGTTCCAGCGATCACCGGGACCGGCACACCTGCGGGCGGCTTCCGACTGCGGGGGAAGAATTACGTCATCCGGGCCGGGGTTTTATACGAGGGCACCGCTACCGGTTGGACCGCAGTCGATATGCCCCAGGTCATGTATTTCGATGAGGGCGTGTATCAGTTTGCCGTCGGCGACGAGATCACCGACGGAACCGAGACCGCTACCATAGCCTCGATCACGGTTCAGGGCGGGGCCTGGAACTATACCTATGCTGCAGTCGATCAAGCGAACGGGTATCTCACTCTAACTGATGCTACCGGGGTATTCACCGTTGATGCGGATCTGACCGTTACGGGGGATGCGGTTCAAGCGGTCGTCAACGGCACGTTTGGTGCTGACAGTGATTGGACCAAGGGTACCGGCTGGACCATTGCCGCCGGTGTGGCGTCGTGTGATGGAACACAGATCACTACGTCCGAGTTGTCCCAGGCCTACACGGCGACCGACGGCGAATCGATCAAGATGACCTTCACCGTAACCCGCAGCGCCGGCACACTGACCCCGTTCCTCGGCGCCAGCAACCATACGGCGATCAACGCAGCCGGTACCTACACCATCGTTATCACCGAAACATCGGGTGACGCACTGATCGGTTTCCGGGCGGATGCCGATTTTGTCGGGACCATCGATAATGTGACGTTCACTGTCGGCCGCCGGGCGAAGGTGAAAACTGCGAACGCCGCTTATGTTCTGCCGTCCGGTGGTGACTATAAAACGAGGGTTTATAATTTCACAAATGTGGCCGATGCGGATTCCGTCTACGGTGTTACCGGTGTCGGGGAAGCGTTCGAGTTTGATGGCACAAATTATATCCCGATATTCTTCCCGGACTTCCCGTCAACGTTTCCGTTTCTTATCGATATCCATCAGGAACGCCTGCACATCGGATTCCCGGGCGGGCAGTGGGTCATGTCGGTATCCGGATCGCCAAGGGTGTATAACGCCCTGCTCGGCTCGGTCACGTATTCGACTGGTTCGGAATTGGTCGGCAGTCGGAAGATTCACGGTAACGCCCTGGCGATTTTTGCTGAAAAAGCAGTGTGGTTATTGCTTGGTACGGGAATCCTTGACGAGACGACCCAAATTCGTGACTGGCAGTTCATCGAACACGACAGTTCGATGGGCGCCGTGGTTGGATCCGTTGCGGAGAAAGGTCCGCCGATATTCGTTTCCGGCACTGAGTACCGAGTGGTGTCCCCTACCGATGACTCCGCTGGGTATAGGTCGAATCCGATTCTGAATAGAATTCAGCCATTGCTCGAGGATAATATCGAGAATATCGTTACGGCCCTATGGTGTCGGAAGAAATCACAACACCGGTTGTTCATGTCCACGGGGACAGCAATCTACGCGACATTCGAAAGCGGGAAACCGAAAGGCGGAACAGCGATGTCGTTCCCGATTCCGGTGTCAAAAATTTGGTCGGCGATCGAGGATTCGGTTGAAAAAATCTGGTTCTTGTCCACGACTGGTTATCTCTATCGCCTGGATTCGGGGAATACATACGATGACGGGTATATCGAGGGATCGTTCCGGGTACCGTTTTTCCACTACGGTAACAATCGGCGGGAGAAAATATTCCCTCAGATGATCCTTGAATTTGACTCGCCGGTTCTGCTTACCGGGGATACCGAGATTACCTACACGGTAAATCACGCATATGGTAACTCTGGTTACCCGCGGCCGGTCGGTGAGACGATCAGCAGTAGTATCGACAGTGCGGGCGGTTTCTACGGGGCGAACGAGGGGTACGGGTTGTTTGTCTACGGCGGGCCGGTTGTTTCCGAAATTATCGCCTATCTCGATGGTCGTGGACCAAACATGAGTATTCTGGTAAAATACAAGACACGATACGATAACCCGTTTGTTTTTCTGGCGGCGACGGTCGATTACATCCAACTCGGACTGGTGGGACAAGAGTCATGACAACTTCATACATCGGCTATTTTAATGATTCTACGTATCAGGTTGTTGATGGTAATATCGTCTACGCCTCTGATCATAATAATCCACGAGCAGCCCTGGAAACCGGGTTGAACCTACTGGTCGATAATATCCAGACCGGGGCAACGATTCTGTCCGGGACCGATACGGGGGTGGTAAATGCGTACGTAATGAACCTGACGGCGGCACTGACGGCTTATTCGGATGGTCAGATGGTTTGGTTAAAACCGGCCGTGTCGAACAACGGGGCAAGCACGATAGATGTCAATGGGCTCGGAACGAAAGCGATTCGGAGTCTTACCCATACTGCCCTGGTCGGCGGGGAACTGCTGGCCGGGTACTGGCACCTGTTGAAATATTCCAGCACCCTGGACGCTTTTATCATCGTTTCCCAACCCGGCCGTACCGATTCCGACACATCGAAAACGATTGCCGGCGGCGATGGGATAACCGTAACGTCGGACGATACCACGATTACGGTTGAAGTTCCGGATTTGGGGATTAGTACGGGAAAGATCGCTGACGGAGCCATAACCCGGGCAAAGATGGCTGACGATATGGATGTGGTCGTCCATAACGATATCATCGGCGGCGATATAACGATATCGGGAAATACCTTAACGATTACCCCGTGTTCCTGTTGGGATTCCACTCGAACAGTGTGGTTGGAGTCTGCCGGAAATGACACTGTAGTTATCCCCGGAACGAATAACCTCGATTCAGATGTTTATATCGTCCAACTGGTTGCGGGTTCTGCAATTGATTTCAAATCATATGACCACACCGGTACCGGACCGGCCGGGGATGCGACGGTGAGTGCGTGGCGGTTAATCAGCTATGCGAAGAATAACGGGTCAGGCGTGACAATGCCGTACCGGCAGATCGGGGACGATATTTATTTTTCGGCCGCCAGTACCAGCGGGGATCTGCCACAACTTGCTGCTACGATTACCGCATCTTTTGCCGGGTACTCATTGAGTACGGTAATTCCTACCAGTTTGAAAGGATTGGTTGAGATCCGCAGCTTGGCGGGCGGTGGTGTGGCGTTCTCGCAGAATGGGACAGATGTTGTATGGGAGATGGCTTCGGAAACGGTACACCCCCCGGTTCCGGCGAATGGTACTTTGTATTTCCGGTATACATCGTCTTCGTCTGCACTCAAGATCCGCAGAATCACATTAAGGAGATAATCACGTGTGGAGATGTATATTTGATACCGCAACCAATAGGGGCGTAGATTGGAACAGGGAACCGGGAGAAAGCGAATATTTGGTAGCCCTCCATCCTTCCCGGGCTGCGTGGTTTAACGTTGATCCCAGCAGATATATGTGGACCGGAACTGAACTTGTTGAATGTTCGGAATGGGTTGATGAACAACAGGTTAGGGTGAGGGTTATTCAAGAGCAAGAAATCCGTTCCCGATATTCCGCAATGCTCGTATCTATAGCCGCCCCGTATGGTGCCGCCGAGCGGGAAACCTGGAAGACTCAGGAGGAAGAGGCCCGGGCGTGGACGGCCGATCCCGACGCCCCATGCCCAATGATTCGAGCCATGGCCACAACGCGCGGTATCGCGATGGACCTGATGGTTGCGAAAATTCTCAACAGCGCCGAACGGTTCCGAGCAGCGTCCGGCCAGATCCTCGGACTGCAGCAGGCGGAACTTGACATCTTATATCCCGAGAAAAAAGAAGAGGTGTGATCATGCCCCTTGTAGCTACACAAGACCTCCCGAAGTACACCACACAGGCCACGCCCAAACCGACTTATACTGCGCCCGGTACCGGGATAAATTATTACGGTAAACCGGACTGGCAACAGGTTGCGTATGACAATGCCTATAATGCGGCCCGGAATAGTCAACCGCTTGAGGCAGCGATAGGCAAGCAGCCAAAATACGAGGATCCTACTCGGCGAGCTTATGCGGATTACCTGGCGGCGTCCGGTGGCGGGGGTGGTAAGAAATCTTCTGGATCGGGCGGCGGTGGATTGTTGCCGTCTGGATCGGGTGAACAGTCTACCCCACAACCCGAACCGATCGTCGCCCCAACCATGGGCGAACTTCCGTCTTTGACCATGAGTAAGGGGGCAAGTGTTGAGAATCAACTGAACCGCTTGCAATCGCTCGACAGCGTACCGATGCAACAAGCGAAGGTTCAAGCACAAGAACTCGGTGCAGCGTCCGGGGCGATTCACGGTTCACAGCAGGCCGGTGCGGCACAGCGGGCGGTGCAGAACGCAATGACCCCGATTGCTCAGTCTGAAGCAAATCTTGTGGGATCGCAGGATATTGCCAACTGGCAGACGGAAGTTACCCGGATCCGGGACGTATATGAAAAAGAATACGCCGGGTATCTGTCGAAACTGGGGATAGAGGCACAGAACGGTCAAGCGATGATGGCGGCGAATACCTCGCTTTCCCAGTCGTTGATGTCCAGTATGACTTCGTTGCTCGGTAATCCGGAAATCGAATTCGGACCGGAGGTAAAAAATAAACTGACCTCGATTTTCAACACGGCGCTGAAGAACAATAACACGATTCTCGATATGGGGTTCACTTATGCCTAGCGATTACGATTGGAGTTTACCGTCTACGTTCGATTCGGGCAGTAGCGGCGGTGGGTATGACCTGACGAGTACCGGCGATGAAAGTTCGGGCGGGTATGATCTCGGATCCGGCGGCGGGTCGTTTGATTTCAACGACGATGACTGGTATGTCGATTCCACCGGTGGCGGTTCCGCAGATGTGGACACCAGCATATTCGATGATATTTGGGGCTGGGTGAAATCGGATCAGGGTGTTTCGGTCCTCGGCGGTGCGGCAAATGCAGCATTCAAACTCTGGCAGGCCGACAAGGCAAACGAGATGCGCCGGCAGAACGCTGCAGCAGGTGGACCGTCAGCAGCCGAGTTATACGACGCTCGGGTGAAAACTCATAATCGATCGATCAACCAACCCATGGATATGGGTCTGGTGGAGTTGAAACGGTCATGATACTGCCAGCGGCGGGAACCGTCCCAACTGATAACCGAATCTATTCATTGTCACAAGGCGCGACCTTACCGTCCGCCGGCGGCGATGCCCCCGTGAGCGACACAGACGGGGTGACCACATCCGCAGATCTTGGCAGCCTGCCGAGCGCCGGTGTAAATATCGGCATGGATTTGGCCGGCGTTCCCGGCCCGGTACAGTCGGGGGTCAACGCTGTGATGAGTAGTGACTCGTTTTCGCAGTTGCAGGATTCGCTTCTGTCATCTCTGGCCAGCACTCTCGGTAGCGCAGTCACGAATGCCGCACTCCCCGGGATACCGGGCTTACCATCTATCGGTGGGGCCCTGGCCGGCGAGGCGACGAAACAGGATTCGAATTATGGGGCGGCGGCGCTGTCGTCCGGAATCAACGCTGGGGCGGCATTGGCCGGTACGGCCCTGGCTGGCCCGATTGGTGGATTGGTTGCCGGGGCACTGTCGAGCTATGCGGTAAAATCATCCCTTGCGGACGGGTGGCTCGGGGATATGGTCGATTCGCGTACCAGTGAAGCGAAGCGGGATGCTGTTGAGTCGGCGTTTGGTTTCGATCCGTCCGATACCGCGGGCATGGCGTCCACACAGATGGGAATGGATGCGTTCGGCGTAGCTGACCGGGGGTTCGGCCTGGACGCTGCATACGGATCGACCACGGCGGGCCAGATTGCAGCGTCAGCGAAACAGTCAGGTTTTGACGACAGTAGTTTGATGGGTTATCTCGATCGATTGGATACCATCGCCCGGGAGTTTGAGGACGTAACCACAGTGGCGAAGGCCGATGACAGGAACCCGAGCAATAACGCCGGCGGTTTCCTCGGGGATCGCGATGTGGATTCCCGGGACCGGTCGGACGATTCGACCCCTGGTGGATTGTTGGGTGGTCGGGACGGCGGGGGTGCAGGTGGATCGTCGGGGGGCGGGGTAGGTGCCGGAACGAGCGATGGCACCGCGAGTGGTCCCGGCGGCGACCAAGGCGGCGAATCGAGCAAATATTAAAAAAGGTAACGATATGATGGAATTACCAGCAGCACCGCAACAGGGACCAGCAGCACCGCAGGGTCAGAAAAAACCGTTCCCGGCGGACAAGTCCGAAGCGATGCAATTTAGCAACGATATCCTGCAGGTCATCTACGACGACAGGACACATGATGGAATCGTCGAGCAGCTGTCCCAGGTGGACGAACAGGCTGGTATTGGTAACGGTGTCGGGATCATCGCCGGAAACCTGGTGGGTAACCGGGTGGCTGATGTCCGCGGGCAGACCGGTCGGAAGATCGAAATGAAACTGGTGGTCGACGCGACCAAGGCGGTAATCACCGAACTGGGTGAGATTGCTGAAGGTGAAGGATTTTTCGAGATGGCGCCCGCCGACCGGAAACAAGCATTCGTGGTCACGGTGAATACGCTGGATAAGATGGGCTCACGGTCGGCCAGGCAGGGTCAGGGACAGCCGATGCAGCAGGGAGGTATGTAATGGCGGATGGAATTCAAGGACGAGATTATCTTATCGCCGGTATCGGTGGTGCGGTCGAAGGATTTTTCAATAGCCAATCCCGTGAGAACGCCGAAGCGAAGGCACAGGCGCAGTTGGAACGTCAGGCACAATTGCTCATGATGAAAGAGGAACGAGCTGCCGCTCGGGAAATGCGGAAACAGAAGGACGATCAGACGTTCCAGTTGAAGAAGACGGAAGCCGAATACGGTTTCAAACGAGATGAGGCGACGAAAAAACGCGCTCAAGAGTTGGTCGACACCGAAACGAAAAATGAATTTGAACTCGAAAAGTTGAAGAAGGAACAGGAATTTAAATCCGGTGAAGCGAAAACAAAATTTGGATATGACAAAGAACTTGAAACATTGAAAGAAACTAAAAAATCGACAGATCGTACACAGAAGGCCCGTACCGAACTGCGAAAGGAATTCGAGAAGGCAAAAAAGGACGCGAATAAAGATCCCTTCGCTGAGAAACAAGCGGATCTGCAGTTCGATGTCTGGGCCGAAACGACATACCCGGAACTGTTCGCCGAAGCGTACCCAGACGGGGCGCCGACAGCCACCGGTACCCGTGCACCGGCCGGTTCGAAATTCGGTTCGATTTTTCAAAAGGTGACCGGCGCCGCCAGCCGGACCAAACAGGGCGCGAACGATAGCGTGGAAGAACCGGCCCCATTACCGGGGACCGTCGACGAACTGCCGTCGTTACCCGGCGTAGGAACCAATAAACGTACTGACCCTGAAATGCTCCGCGCTGATGGGTCGGAGAAAGGTAAAGGGTTTCTCGGGCAATTACCGCATGCAAGCGGCAAGACTTCTACTGAGATCAGTATAGGTGTGAATATTGGCGGAAAAGAAACGGAAATTCCGGCCCTCGTCCCGACGCTTACCAAACAAGAAGTGCAACTACTCCTGTCGGGCAAGGAACCGACGAAAGAGATTATCCAGAAAGCGGTAGATCACGCCAAGAAAAGAATGGCAGAAGGCAAGAACGTCTTTGCAAACCCGAATGACGGGGACTATTAAACCAAACGAACGAGGTAAAAACAATGATGAAACGAATTCTCTCCGGACTGGTAGCACTGTTACTGATCTACGGTACCGCCTACGGTACCACTCTGAACCTGCTCGGTAAAACCGACGGCCTGTCCCTACAAGCGACACGGGAACAGAACACCAATATTGCCGCACTGCAGACGGCGCTGGATAAACAAGACGTCACGGCCGGGACCGTCACGGCCAGTAAGGCAGTCGTGGTTGACGCGAACAAAGATATCGGCGATTTCCGTAATCTTGATGCGGTCAACATCGATGCCGGGGCATCTGGTACCGCCGGCACTGTGGATATATTCCCCGGTACCGCTTCGAAAGGCAAATTGGCAATCTCTGTTACCGATCAGACTGGCGATACCACAGCAAGTGTGGTTGTCGGTGCCATGGGTGCAGCCCGGACAATTACCCTGCGTGATCCCGGTGCTGCCGCAAGTTTTCTGACCACGACCGACGCGACCGCTGCAGCTACGACTTCGACCGCTGTAGAATTGAATTACCTGGATATTACCACTCTCGGCACCGGCGCAGCATCGAAAGCTGTCGTCCTCGATACCGGGGACGATTTTATCTGGCCGGCAACCGGCATTCTTACCTATGGTGTTCTGAAAGACCCGGCCGGGACCACTCTCGGGGCAACCGCAGCCGAGATCAACCAGGCGGCCGATGTTTCTGCCCGTATTGTCCCCCTCGGTGCTACCGGTAATATCCCGACGACTGCTCAGGGTCGAATCATTCGGATAGGTCAGGACGGGTCGGCAAATACCGCGATCACCCTGACCCTGCCGGAAGCGACCGGATCGGGAGCGGTCTACCGGGTACTGGTAAATACCACGAATACCGGGGGTCTGGTCATTGCCGCCCTTACCACCGATACAATGGTTGGTATTGTGAATATTCTCGATCTCGACGCAGCGGCACAAGGGGCATATCAGGCCTCCGGCACCGACGACAAGATCACCTTGAACTCCACGACGACCGGCGGTCAAATTGGTGATTGGCTTGAATTTGTGGACTACGCCGATACGATCTGGCAGGTAAAAGGGTCGTTGGCGGTCCCGACCGGATCGAATCCGGCAGATCCGTTTAGCGCGAGTTAACGCTTGACTCATATCTGATCGACGGGTAATATCGTCAGATATGAAACGTATCGACATACTCACCCTCGGTGTTGTACTGATGCTGCTCGGCGCTTTCCTGGTGGTAGGCGCCGGGACCAGTTTTGGCTCAAGTGCCGGGGTGATTGTGTTTTGTTACGGGTTCTTCGCAGTAATTTACGTCGGTTGCCGGAAGGTATCTAATGTATAAAATAATACATCTTGAACTCACGTTGAAACAGCTCGAAACTTTGAGTGAAAAACTGAACGAGTTATGGGATGAAGGTATCCCCGGTGCAGGATGGGCCAGTTCTGAACTCGAAGAATTGAGGTCGTTGGTTGATGAAGAACTGAGTAAACACACGAAGTAAGGTGTTCGGGTAATCCCGGACGTATCCCCGCGATATCTGAGCAAGCGGGTAACGGCTCACGGTCTGACGACCACGCCATAACTTACCGGTGAACGGTATGCCATACGATTCTTCCCTGTCGGAATTCGAAGCGTCCGACGAGTTTTCTCAGTCCTCCCCCGAAGTTCAGCGCGCTCTTTCCCGCGAATATATCAGCCAGAATGGTACAGACGAGGTTCTAAACCAGTATCAGACGGCGATTTCCGATCCGGAATACCAGTCGTTACCAGTTGAACAACAGGATCTGTTCCGTAAATCGTACGCCGATTTCTACGGGGTTGACCTACCGCTCGAAGACGTATCGTTCGGTACGGATGTCAAGGATGTGGTCATGTCCGGCCTGGCCGGTACCTCGGCTATTCCCAAGGCCGTAGCTACTGTTGCCGGCTGGTTCGATGCTGACGAGTCGAAAGAATACCTGTTGGACATGGCGAAGACGGTTGACGATTACTACCGTTCCGGGATATCGAAACAGGGTAAAGACGTCCAGGCACAACCGTTTCTTTCCGATCAGGACGGTAAATGGTTCGGTGACAACGCTGTGAAGAAAGTTTTCATGGTGTCCGCTGAATCTCTGCCCCTCATGATCGCAACCGCGCCGATTGGCGGTAGCGCGAGTGCCGCACTGTCGAAAGCGAAATTTCTGCCTGATTTCATCCGTGCCGTGGAAGGTACCGGCGCCGTGGGAAAATGGTCCCATAACCTCGTTACGTTCGGTGCGTCCGAAGCGGGAACGTCGGCCCTGGTGTCGGCGGCCGACGCCGGTGAACGTATCGCGAAGATGCCGGATTCGGTGCTGGCGAAATCCCCTGTTTATCAGGAACTGATCCGGCAGGGTATGGACCCGGCGGCGGCCCGGGCCGAAGTGCGCGGGATCGTCGAGGAAGAAACGGTCAAGACCCAATTCGCAGCCACACTTGCCGGCGGCGCCCTGGCACCCGGCGGCGCGATGACGAAACTGTTCCAGAAGGGACCGCGGGCCGGGATCGTTCGCGAGACGGCCGAAGGTGTGGCCACAGAGGGTCTGCAGGAAGCCGGTCAGGGTACCCTGGAACAACTGGGTGAGAACGTTACGACTCAACGAAACATCGATCCGACTCAATCTCTCACCGAGAATCTTGGCGAAGCTGCGGCCCTCAGCGCCGCGTCCGGCGGTGTCATGGGTGGCGGTATGTCCGGCGGGGCGAAACTGATGACCCTCGGCCAGGCCCAACAGGCGGTCCAGGATATACCGCTCGGTGCCGATCCGGAACAAACGGTCGCACAGATCGAGGCCGCGACCACACCGACGACCGACACGCCCCCACGGATTACCCTAGGCGAACTGACCCCGGACGAGATCGAGGGAATCGCCGCCGTCGGCCAGCGGATGGCCGGTGCAGATCTCGCCGAGATCCAACGGGTCCAGCGTGACGTGCTGCCACTCCTGCGCGAGAAAAACCCGATGGTCGCGCCCCACGTCGAGCAGATCGTGAACGAGCGGTTCCGTGCGTTACAGGCGCAACAGGCTGTTCAGTTCGAACAGCAGGTTCCGGTTGTCGAGGCTGACCTGGCGGCGGCACAGCCGGACCTGGCCGCCGATGACCTTATGGACGACTGGGCAGATTCTGAGATGGATGTCCAGGCCCAGGCGGACGCCCGCGGCCGGTCGGTCCGGTTCGAGGCGTTGAAACAGTCGATGGCTGATCGGTTGACTGCGGCGGATGAACTGGCCGGTAACACGGTCGGCCGTCCGTCTACGGCTGAAGAGTCGGCGGGGGTGTTGGCTGCGGCCGGCCCCAGTGAGATTGAAACACGGGCAGGTCGGCAGGCGGATATCGAGGAAGCGTTCGCCCGAGTGGACCGCGGGGACGACCTCATGGAACAGTGGGCCGAGCCGGTCCCGGAACGAATACCACAGGAGGTAACCGATGATTCTATTCAAGCGACTGCTCCCCCGCCGACCGGAACCGTTGACACTGCACCAGATGCGGGAACGGCACCGGAAGGAAATCGAACGGTGGATGAAACACCGGGAATACCAGGAGACAGCTCGCGGGATGTTCGATCCGCCGACACCGTAACAGAAAATACCGCGGCCCCACTCCCCGCGGGAGAGAGTGCTCCTCGCCCCGCTGACTCTCGTTCTGTTGTCCCGTTCGAAGAAGCCCAAAAATACGACATTTACACCACGCAGATTCGTGACCGTGGGGAGATGTTCGCTGTTCGCGGCGATATGCCACGGGGTGGTGGTGACGAACTGTTTGGGACATTCGACGAGGCGCAGAAATATTCCGTTGAGAAAAAAGCCCGTGACGAGGCAAACACCGTTTTCCGGCAGAAAGAAAAAGCAGCACAAGTGGAACGGGATAAGATTATCGCCGAACGTACAGCTGCACTCGAAGACCTCGACGGGTTCGATACCGACATGCCGCCGATGCGCCGGGGCAAGGTTATCAGTGCGTTATCGAAACAGGTTCGAACGAAAGACGGTAGGGTAATCACAAAACGTGACCTGATTCGGGAAAGGGTAAAAGAGGGATATACGGTGAACGAGGACGGGAACCTTGAGGCACCGGATGGAGGTTTCCTCGGTCCGGATGTTCTCACGAAAACGGGAATCGATTACGCCCGCCACCTCACCACCCGTTCCATCGCCGCCGATCAACCCGTAAACACCGAACCCACCCCCGCCCAGGCCGAAACAGTCAACAACCCCGATTCCATAGTCAACGGACAACTGATAAACACCACCCCCACCGAGGCCCAAAAATCCGCCGAGAATTATAAAACCGCGCACACGATCGTAGACGGTCTGAAACTGTCCATTGAAAACCACGTGGGTTCAATACGATCCGGGACCGATCCGTCCGGCAAGAAGTGGTCGCAGGAGATGAAAGCGGACTATGGTAAAATTCTCGGTACCAAAGGTTACGACAAGGACCATCTCGATATCTTCGTCAAACCCGGCTACACAGGAGAGGCGGCCGATGTGTTCGTCGTGAACCAGTATAACGCCGACGGAACGTTCGATGAGCATAAGACGGTCGTCGGCCCGGCCACCGAACAGGAAGCCCTTGACCTGTATCGCTCGAACTACGAAGACGGTTGGGCCGGTGGACGATCCGTTACCCGTGTGCCGATGGAAACATTCCGTAAGTGGGCGACTGGTACGGGGCCTGCTGCTGGACCATTGGTTCGTCGGGGGACGGTGACGGCACCGGTGAAATCATTGTGGTCTGAAATAAAGAATAAGAAAGTGTGGAAAGTGCCGTTGAGCGAAATGCAGAAAGCAGCACCACGTCCTGACTACTTCAGTGCCGACAGTCATAGATATGCAGTCAGAGGAGCGATGAACATAGGTCGTTTTATCCCTAAAAAAGTCCTTGCTGAATATCCTGATATGGTTGCGGAAATGGAAAAAGAGGTCGACCAGTGGAAACGGATAAAGAAGGAGAACACAGAAAACGGTACTGTATCGTATGAGAAGGTCGAAGTAGGGTCCACCATTGATGAATCAAAACAGAAATCCCCTGCCACATCAACACCGAAATCCTTCCCCG